TAGGTGCTTCTGTTTTTACTAATGCATCTGATCCATTAGATCCTTTATTTTCTGAAGTATTTACAGGACCTATTACTGATATTTCTGGTTCTACTATAATAGGAACAATATCTGGTTCAACAGTAACGCCTGAATTACACCTAAAATTATCAGGTTCATCAGTAACTACAACAGCTTTCACTGCAAGTATTGACCCAACAAGCAATAAGTATTGGGTTAAAGTATTAGGTGATACACCAAATAATAGTAAAACAGCTGTTGATGAATATGATGGAACCCCAGGATATGCTGAATTAGAATTTAAAAATTTAATTACTACACTTGTAGCAGATACAGGTGGTAGTGAATTTGCAAAATATGGTTTGACTGAAGCTAATGGAAACCAAATACCACAATCATCAGGTTCAATAGTTCAGTTATTAAACCAAACAGATACTTTATCGTATAATGGATTAGTAGCTACAACTGAAAAATACTCATATGCTTCAACACCATTTATTCAATCAGGTAAAGCATTAGGTAGTAAAAATTTATTTAGAATTCATACATTATCACATGGTAGAGAAATGAACACTAAGTTTAAAATCTCTATTGCTAATTTAAGAGAACCATCAGATATAGATGGAGTTCCACAATATTCTACTTTCTCTGTAATCTTAAGAAGATATGAAGATACAGATAAAAACCCATTAATATTAGAACAATATAATAATGTTAATTTGGATCCAGATTCTCCAAATTATATTTCAAGAAAAATTGGAGATAGATACCCAGAATATAATGAAACATTAGGAAAAGTAGAATTATTTGGAAATTATCCAAATATTTCAGAATATATTAGAGTAGAAGTAGACACAGCAGTAGATGCTAGAGCTACATCACCTAAATTATCACCTAAAGGATTCGCAGCAGTAGTTGATCCTATAAATTCAATAATATTTAGTGGTTCTAACGCAGTAGGAGGTGGTAATACTAATAGTTATCAAGCAATATTCCCATCAGCTTCTTTTGAGGGAGTTCAAAGAATATCTTCTACAAGTGAAGATTATAGTTCAAGAGGATTTTTAGGGTGGATGTTTGAAGATAAAAAATATGATAATAAAAACTTCTTAAAACCATTACCTGCTATAGAAGAAAATAACTGTGCAGGAGCATTTAAT